ACAATCCTTCCACCAACATTGGTAACAGAGCCTCCGTCAGCTAACGCACCACCTATAGTAAGTGCTGCATTATTTCCAACTGCTGCTGCTACTGAAATACCATTTGCATCTAATACTTGAGCATCGGCAGTTATAAAGACTGCTGTGACATCTGAGCCAGTTAGTCTAGTTGCCATAAGTTACTCCCTATTCAAATATAATTCTGTTGATTGCTTGATAATGAACATCAAGTGCTTCAGCTGCCGCAGCTCCAGCTTCTATTCCAATGTAAGGAATAAAATCAACATTGTCAGTTAAAGCTCCTGATAGCACTGCTTCTGAACCTTCGGCTACAGCAGATACTGCTGTTCCACCTGTAGACCCTGCAGTGGTTGTAATGTCGTACTGTGTACCATCAACAAAGATTGTTAATTTTCTGTCACTGTCAATAACCACTTTTAAATGGTAAGTAGTATTAGCAGCTACTGTTATAGGCAGTTGCGAAATAAAATCAGTTCCAGCAACTGAGTGTACAAAATGCAGTTTAGTGAAATCAGTAAATGCTTCTGAGTTAGTAGCATCTGTTTGAAATTTAAAATACGCTTGGTCAGCATCAGTAGCTATCAATTGATCGTTAGTAAGTTTTAGACCTGCCCAAAACTTTTGGTTATCAATGGCGTTTGACGAAATTGCACATTCCCATTCTGTTTGGTTTTCAGTACCCCACAACACACCAGTCCAAGCTGTAAAACCTGTATCTAAATGTGGAGCAATGATTCCTTGGTCTTGGTCAGCACCAGCAGTTGTGACAGTTAAACCAGCTCTTGTGGTATCAAAGGTAACCAAAGCAGTGGTCATATTTGTTCCTAGAATCTCAAAGTCTCTGTTTGCTGCTCTTGCAACTTCAACCGTATACGCTTGGTCAATGTTTGCATTGGTTGCTGGTCTTTTCTTAAACCATTCTGTTAAAAAATACCTGTCAGAAGTTAATGCACTTCTGTTGGTGTTGTTTGCATTTGTTCCATGTACTACAAGTTTACCAGCAGTAGTAATTTCAACTTTATCGTTGATTTGATTACCTGATGTGCTGTTTGTAGCTAGGTGTTGGAAACCACCTTCGGACCTTACCGGTCCACTAAATGTTGAATTCGCCATAATTTCCTCCCGGAAATAAGTTCTATTGTCTCGGCTTGTCTGCTAGGTCAGTCGATAGAACAAGTTAATAATCCTAGTTCTTTGATTGTATATCAGTTTAATAAAAAAATCCAAAAAAAAGGGAGCCGAAGCTCCCTTTACCAATTAATTGGATTTACGCACCTTGTGATGCAAAGACTGCTCTTGGATTTGAGAATCCGAAAGAATATCTTTCTCTAGCTTTGAATCTGACGTTGCCAGTATCAAAGTCACCTTCCATAGAAGTTGAAAGAGGAGATCTCTCGAAGTGTTTAAATCCGTCAGGACAATCTGTCATCAAGAACCATGCATCGTTATCTGTTAAGAAATGGTTAACTGAATAACCTTCTGGGACCATACCCATATTCTTAATAGCATTGATGTCATTATCTGATGTGCTAACTCTGCCTGGTGTGTTAAGCAATCTATCTGCCACAAATTGTAATTGTGGTGGAATGATTAGTTTCCTGCCTTGAAGGGCAAGAATCATGCTTTTATCATCAGTAAAAGTTGACACAGAAATGATGGCATCTTCTAACGAAGTCTCATTCAAGTCAGAGTAAGTGCTTGGTCTGTTACTTAAAGTACCGCCACCCGCTAATGGATGAGCTGTACTTACTAGAGCAACACCGTCTCCGCCAGTAAAACTGGATGAGAAAGCGTTATTCAAAACAGAAGCAGCTTTTACTTGCTTTGTATGAGCCATAGATCGTGCTAGAGCTTTTGTATATCTAGCTCCTAATCTATCGTAAAGGTTATCTTCGATTGCTTCTTCAGTAAGAGCAAACGCTAACGCAATGGTTTCATGTGAGTAACGTGAAGTAAAGCCTTCGGAAGCTGAATCAAATTCAACTGAATTTCCTTCGCCTTTTACTTTCGCATTACCGAAACCAACGATCATTGTTTCCTCTTCGAAAGCACGGTCAGAAGACTCGGTTTCAAAGATTTCAGCATGTTCGTTTTCGTAACGATTGTACTCCATTCCAAACAAGGCGTTTAGACCTGGTTCTAGCTCTTTTGCTAGCTGTGCTCTGTTAATAGCCATGATTAAACCCCTGTTGTTTGAGCATAAAGATGCTCGTTAATTTTAACAATCATATTGACGTTTGTAGATAGACTTCCAGTTCCTAGAGCGTTATTCTCTGGGTCGTTAGAAAATCCAATAATTCTACATTGAGCTGCAGTTGTTGCCATAGTTCCGCTAAGATCTACATTAGATCTACCATTAACGGTACTACCAGCAGCGTAAACAATGTCAGCGTTTAAGCCAACAACTGTTTGTACAACACTACCTGTTGCAGCACTTTGAATTTCAAAGGTTGCATCAGGATCGTCAACTACGAAAGCCACCGCGTCAGATGAAGCTGTTAATGTCGGCCAGAAAGGTGAAAAAACCACCTCGCCAGAAGAATTAGTAAACTTACATCCTTGAAAGACTCCCAATAATAAATCGCCAGCAGCAGCAACGGCTATGCCGCCTGTGTTGACCATTTTTACTGGATCGCCTGAAAAAATACTTCCGGTTGTTCCTGTAAGAATATCATACTCAGTAGTACCAGTGTTATTCACACTGCTTCCAAGTTTTCCTATAGGTCTTAAACCGAATTTAGCATTTATATTTGCCATAATAGTTTCCTAGTTAAGTTATAAATTTGAAAATAGCTTATTTGCTATTTCCACCAAAAGTAACCTTTGATGACATTCTACTAGAGATTGGCATCGCTGGGTTCTCTTCACGCATTAGGTCGTTTTCCACAGCAGTCATTTGATTTTGGGTTTGTTGTTCAAAGTAATCGTTCCTTTGATCTGCGAGGTCTGTATCTATTTTGCACAGTATCAACCCACCCACTCCTATAACTCCAGCGTGTCGACCATCATCGACTGTAGGCAAATCATGAAATCCAGGTAACTCTGCTGGTTTAACTGGGACGAATCCTTCACGAAATCTTTTTGAGACATTCGTTTTGTCATCTTGTCCTAGTATGGATTCTCTAATCCAACGATAAGTAATTCCTTGAGATTTAGCTGCTTCCACAGCCTCGTCCGGGAGTTCTAAAGCTGAAGGCATTTTCCAAATTTTGGGCCTGTCTTCTTTTGCTCTAGTGTCAGCACTTCTTGAAGTCCTAACTTCCTTATCATCAACCACGTTATCTTTTTCTTTTGTCATGATCTCTCTAGCCTCGCTTTTTGTATTGCGTAATCTTTAAATGAAACACCCAGTTTTTTGGCTAAGCCTTGTTCACTTGGTGTCAATTGAATACGATTCTGTTTGCGTCCTGTCGATGTATTGCGTGATGCTGAAGCGACTGTCTGGACGGTTCTTTTCGCTTCCACGTTAAATTTGTGAGGCAATTCTTTCTGCACTCGTTTGTCTATCTCACTATAGTACTCATCAGACTCTAAGTCAAAGCCTTCATTTTCCAATTCTTTATGAACTGCAAAAGCTACTGAGGTTGCAATTTGATCTTTTCCAAACCAAGAATTGTTTTTTGCCCACTCACGAGATTTATCTGATGGCTCATTGTATTCTTCTGGAGCTGCTTGAGGTTGTTGTTCTTGTTGATTTTGAGCTTGTTGTACATAAGCAGCTTCTTGTTGCTCGTATTGTTTTTGTTGCTGTTGATACTGCTCTAACCTTGCTCTATCTGAAGTAGCCATTGTTAGGGCTTCAGTAGCTGAAGCTATTGATTCAGCATCTTGTGATTCAGTTGCTTGTTTTAAAGCTTGTCTTGCTAGGCTAAGTTGTGACTCAACACGATTGCCAAATTCATCGCCATAACTTGATTGAAAAGATTTTTGCGACTGCCTTAACTTTTCGTTTTGATCTTTCAAATCTTTGGCGTATTGAACGGCCATAAGTTCTCTTCTTTGGAACTCTTTAGCTTGGGCCACTGCTTTGTTAATTCTGTTTTGAGCCAGTGATGCTCTTTTTTCTACGTCAGATAAATCTTTTGACTTTTCTTCAACCTGGGGAGAAACTGCAAAGTCTTCTTTTATTTGATCCTCAGTAACTGGAGAATTGTTAGACGAACCTTCGTCAATATCAATATCAATGTCTTGATCTTGAACATCGTCTTCTACTCTTCTGTGTTGAGGAACTGCTGCCTTTTCAATTTTTTCGTCTGTAATTTCTACGTCTAAATTTACTTCTTCTTGTGCTTCTTGAACTTCCATTGGTTACTCCTATAAAGATTTAATATCGTCTGGGTTTAAAATTGTAGCAATCACTTCGTCATCATTAATGATGCGAACTTCGTGATCATCCTCTAATCTAAAACGAGTTCCAGCATATCTACCAATAAGGATCCAATCTCCTTTTTTAGACCATGCTTCATCGCCAAACTTATTTTTGTCTTCGTAGGCCAAAGGTCCAACCTTTAACACATAGCATATAACTGTGGACAAAGATTCTCTGTCTACAGTTTCTTTTATTAATTGAATACCACCTTCTGTAACTCCCTTGCCTTTGTATGGCAATACCAATAAACGCCATCCTGATGGATTGGGCATTCTGTCTAGTAGGGATTTGGTTAGTAGGGTTGGGTCCAAAACTTTAGCTTCAGCATTAACAAATGCTTTGTCTAGTTCGGATTTAGTATCATTCTTTTTTGCGATATCTTTAGTCATCGTTATCTTCCATATGCAGCGTTTCTTTTAGATCTTCTATAAGGGATCGAATCGCCGATAACTCTCCCATAAGATACTTGTAATCTTCCATCGATCTTACATTGCCACCAGCAACGATGTCAACAGTGTTCTGTTCTCTTTGTCTTAAATTTTTAAAAAGGTATTCTGCTAAGTTTATAGCGTCCATGGCTCTCTCCTGCCTGTGTTATTTTATCTTCTAGGGTCAAACCCTCTCATGTTTCTTAAATTTGGGTTTCCAAAGTCGTAATCATCAAACATTTCTTCTATTTGAGGTGGGGGTGTATATATTGGAGCTGGAGTTGCCAAAGCTTCTCTAATGCTTTTTTGTTGATTTTCTACACTGCCATATTTTGCTATTGCATTTTTAATGCTTTCAGCTTTTCTTTCTTCTTCTTGTCTTTTTTTTCTTGCAAGAACTTCTGGCGGTACTGGCATTTCACCAATAGGAATTCCCTGTGTTTGAACTGAAGCTAGAGCAGGGGGTGGAGCAGGCATTTGATATTGTGGTAATCCACTAAAGTCTATATTTTGTATTCCAGGTACGTTTGAAAAATCTGGCATATTAGTAAAATCCATGTCTTCAATCACAGGAATTCTAGGTGGAGGCGGTGGAGGGGGAACTGGTAAGTTACTAAAGTCCATGTCCTCTAAGTTTAAGTCTGACAATCCACTAAAGTCTAAGTTTGAAAAGTCAGGTGTTACGCCTGGAAAGAATCCATTAGGCTCTGGCATTGTAGGCGGAGGTACAAATTCTGGTTCAGGTGCTGATACTGGTGCGGGAGCAGAAGTGTTTGAATCTTCTTGTCCCAATGAAGCTAAATATCTTTCATACATTCTTCCCGCAGTTCCAGAACCAAATCTTCTGCCATCACTGGCAGTGTACATATCCATTGTTCCTATTCCGCCACTATTAACCCAATCTTGATACTCTGGTGTTTGCTGAAACGCTAAAAAATTTGGGGTATCTTCTTGAGGTGCTGGTCCTGCTGATCCTGCTGATCCTCTATCTGGGCCTTGACTTGGAGCAGGTGCAGGTGCAGGAGTAGGAATTGGTGGAACATAAGGTTCAGGTTCTGGCACTCCTCCTGTTTGAGTTGGAGCTGGTGCAGGTGTTGGTGCAGGTACCGGAGGCTGCGGTCTTTGAATCGGAGGAAGCTGTCTATTAAATTGATCCCGAATTGGATCAGGTGCCACATTGGTAGGCATGAATGATTGAGTTGGTTGAATAGGAGCTTCATAGCCTTCAGGCGTAAAATACGCAGGGCCACCAACTACAAGAGTGTTTGCTTGTCTTGGGGGTGTAGGCATACGTTGTGGCCCACCACCTCCTCGATACATTTGATCTTGAAGGCCCGGAGGCGTAGGAGGCAAGCTAATTCGATCAGCCATTTAACAGATGCCGTAAAATTTAGTTCCTCTTAAAGCAGCTCCGCCACCTCTAGATTTACCAGCTCCGTGTCTTCCAGGTTTGCCACCGTTAGCAATCTTCTTAGGACCTGAGTAATTTACAGTTCCTTGATCTTTGATGGTTACGCTTGATTTAACGTTTTTAACTTTTTCCATTTTTTTTACCTTTATTTTTTCTTGCTTGTTCAAGAGCAATTGCTATCGCAGTCTTTGGTTTTTTACCACTGCGTGTTAACTCACTTATATTAGCAGATATTGTCTTCCTACTGCTACCTTTTTTTAGAGGCATACTATTTTTTCTTTTTAGCTACCTTGCTCTTAGTCTTAACGACAACTTTAGGCTTTGTGGGTTTAACTGCTTTGATGACTTCTGCAAGGACTTCGTTGGCTTCTTTGTCGGCCTGTTTCGCGATTTTCTCGATGTCGATATTTGCATGCTCATTGATGATCGGTTGATTGCCATTGATTCTGCGCTCCTCTTCTTCTTTTAATAGTTTCTTGTGCATTGCTGCCTGTTCTTGTCTTATTGAACTCATTTGTTACCTCTCATAATGTCCATTGCTTTAAATTGTGCTGATTGATCCATTCTTTCTCTTGCTATGTTGTCTTTCATCTTAGCAATATCTTGTTGAATAGCCAAACGCTGTTCTGCCAATTGGTTTCCTTGCATGGCTTTCATAGAATCAAACTGTTGACGTTGAGCAAACTCTTCGCGTTTGCGTTGTACATCGTCAGATTTAATGTCCAGCTCTTTGCCTCTTAGTTGTACCAAAGGATCGGGTTGTGGCGGGGGTGGCATGAAGATAGAATTTATTTGTTCCATCAACTGAGAGACTACTGCAGCTACGTCTCTTGCCACCGACTGTTGTAATTGTTGTTGATACTGCATGCTAACCTCTGGAGGCAGTTGCTGTATTTGTTGCGTCATGTTTTGGAACTCTGGGTTCTGAGCATTTTGTTCATCCACAATTTCAGCAGATCTAAAAGAAACGTGCTGATAAATGTGTGACTGTATTAAAGATAAAACCATTGGGTTTGTCTGTGCAGTAACAGTTCCATACAAAGATACGTGCGTGTTAATGTGCGCATCGTGATCTTGTCCAGCAAACGCTTGAGCAGGTTTACCCGCAATCAACATAGCGTTTTCATTTGCAGGATCCATTGGTTGTGGTTTAGGCGGAGGTGGCAAAAGCTTTTCAATGTCTTGCACGCCCATAGAAGAATACATTCTTCTGTAAGCCTCGTATATTCCAGTTGGCCCATGAATCTCAGGATTGCTTTGTACAGTCCTTAACATCTCTTGAGCCATCATTACTCGTTGACTCATAGAGAAAGTGTTTGGGTCTGAAATAGGCAATACGTCTACACGGCTATCAAAGTCCAAAGCCTTAATGGTTTGATTGCCATTGGCTGTGGAGTATGGATAAGCTGGAGGTAAATACTCAGCAAAAACTTTTGCCAATATTTCAAACTCAATTCTTTGACTTGAATGCAATCTTTTATGAATGGCACTCATAACACGAGTGCCTCTTTCTAACAAAGCCACTGTTGTACCAACTGGTGCATTTTGATTTGAATCACCGACTTGCATGTCTGCGATAGATGCGAAACGCCTCCCGCTATCGACCAAGATCCCTAGGAGAGAGAGAAGGGTTTGACTTGGCTCCTTAAAAGGTAACGGTACAAAAGCGTCTCGCAAACTACCACCGGGTGCATCCATGTCTCTGAACTCACCGGGCTGTAAAGGCTGATCGTCATTACGAATACGAATTCCACGGGCTTTAAATCCAGCTGGTAAATTCGATAAAGTACCAGCGTCAATAAGCTGACGCAAAATAGAGGTTGCAGCTTTAGATAAGCCACCAATCATGTGTGTCAAGCCAAAGCCGTAAAAGCCTAGACCTGGTAAAAACTTGTAATGCACAAAGTAGTTGATGCGCTGTTTAAGCTGATCGTCTTCTTTGTAGTTTCTGCGAATAGATAGAATCTTTCCGTTGGCTATGGTGACTATGTATGGCAACTTAATGCCAGTCTCTTCGCCTTCAGCGTTCATGTCTTCAAAACCTTCTATGTCTAACTCAGTGTGAGACTCATACACTTGACATGTTTCGTCATCATCGTAGTTAGGTTTAACGCCTTGAAGTTCATCAATCTCTTCTTGAATATCGTCAACTTCGTTTACGCCACTGTTGTTTAATTCTACATCACGATAAAAACCTATTTGTTGCAGTTTGCGTATCTCGTTCATGGACATGTTAAGAACATGCGTGATTCGAGTTGCGCTGTGCAAGTCTGTTGCTCCGTATGGAACAATTAAATCTTCACTTGGAATAAACTTAGAAACTGCTCTGCCTAAGTTTTGATCGTAATATACTTTTCTAAATGCTGAACCACTTAAAGGTAGATAGAACAACATTTGATCTGTCTCAGAGTCATACTCTCGCATTACTTGCATGAGCTGATAATTCATAAACTCTTGCACACGAGCTGCTTGCTGTTCTGTTTCGGGTGTGGTCATGCCAAGCACTTGAGTCTTGACTGGGCCTTGAGATGGTAAGAGTTCGTTGTAAGCTTGCGCTTGGAATTGGGTAACACTTTCTGCAAGCAAAGGATGCATAACACCTGATGCGCCTTCAAACGGCTGCGATCTTTCTTCGTACTTCATGCCTAGATATTCTAGGCCATCTTTGTATGTTTTCTCCCAATCGCTTCGAGACTCTTTATCAGAATCGATGTTGCTCATAAGATCGTTCTTAAGAGATCTTAAGTCAGCATCGTCTATAACCTCTGCTAAGTTTTCGTAGAAGTCTACTTCTATTTCTTCAGGGGTGGCTTCACCAAAAGATATGCTTCCATCTTCCATCTGTTCAAA